TATCTGTTAAAGATAATACATATCTTACCGATGTAAATGTTCCGGCTATGATTGCTGCCACAACAGGAACAATTACAATATTTTTTTTAAACCATTCTAATTTACTTTTAGGCTTCTTCAATTTCATTATTGATTAAATCCTTTTAGTATCCAGTTTACACATTTATTCCAAACACTTTTAATTTTGTTACAAATAGTTCTAACTATCCACAAAATTTGTTGTTTTAATTTTTCTAACATTTCCATCTCCTTCTGGCTTGTCTTAGCCTTGAGTTTGGATCCTTAGCTGCTTTTGGAAACTTCTTCATTTGTCCAGCACTTCTAGCACAAAATGATTTACGTCTCTTTGCGTCTTTAGATCCAGGTTTTACTTTTCCTGTAACTGCTGTTCTAAGTTTTGAACCAGGATTATCTCTCCTGTACTTAGCAACACCAGCTGCTGTCATCCCCGCTCCACTTTTTGTAGAACGAAAATATTTTTTATTTCGTGGAGGCATAGTATCGCCTCCACGTCTTAATTTTAAAAGTTCCGATGTATATACTTTATTAGTAACTTCCATCGAAAAATACCGTCACACTATCAAAACCACCACTGATATCTATAAACGCACCATCAGGATAACGAATACCTTCATCAGGGATGTAGGGATCAATCATACCAGCTGCAGCAGGTGCATCTAGCTCTAATCTTTTACCTCCAGATTGTGATCCATTTCTAATGATCATTGCGCCAGCGGCTGAAGATTTTGATACTCCATGCATTCCTCTAACTCTTGTTGCTCCTGCAAAAACTATTCCTGTTGTGTCAGTTGTAGCTGTAAAGCCAGCAGACACTGCAGTTATAGATGCATCGTGAGCGATTTGAGTCACCGTTAGAAACTTTGTTGAACCAGTTACTGTATTAGAGTTCGGACCAGTTCCAATTGTTTCCGTAGCGGCGTTCCCACTTGCGTCAGTTCCTGTAATTGTAAAATTAACAGAAGCGTTATTAGATGCAGAGGTTAGTGTAACAGTCGTTGACATGTTTGAGCCATCATTTACTGAAGTTCCAGTAAGTGTCATATCACCAGCGCCTGATTTAGTTTGCACGGCAGCTAATGAAATGTTACTTGCTGAAACAGCTTTAAACATTTTCGCCTGTATACTTGTACTTGACATATTTTCTCCTTATTAGTCTCGGTGGGTATTGAGATCAAAAAGTCTCAAAGTTTCCCACCAAGAACTATTTAATTATTAACTCCAAGGGTTAGCAAATGTTCCATTGCCAACAAGTTGAGCTTCAATCTGCCAAACTAAACTTGCCACTGCTCTACATTTAATATGAGCACCTTCAAGTCCACCTTTTGTAGTGGCTGTCAATGTCAAAGTGTCAGTTCCACCTGCGTTAAACGCAGTTACAGCTCCTGGATCAGTAGCTGTGTTGTTGTAAAGAGCTTGACCTCTAAACACATCAGCTAATGCATGTCCTGCTGAACTTCCTGCATTTAGTGTAAAAGTGTTACTACTAGTTAAACTAGCTATTACTAGGAACTCATAAATCATTCCAACATTGTTAGATGAATTAGGATCAGTTCCTGGTCCTGCACTTGCACTGTTAAGTGTTGAGTCTATATTTGGTAAATTAAAAACAGTAGTTACATCACTAAGTGTTAATACTTTACCTTGGTATTTATCAATATTAGTTTTACTGTCAGCGACAGTTCCTGATATTGCTTGTACCATGTTAGGACCTATTCCGATAAATCCATTTTGGGATCTAACTGGTCCGTCAAACGTAGTTCTTGCCATAATATTTTCTCCTCTATAGCGGTTAAATAATGTAGTCTCTATAGCGTCTGCCTAGCCAGTCTACAAAATTATTATTTTCTAGGTCTTTGTATTATACTAAATTGATTGCTTGAAATCTACTGCTAGGGTTATTCTTTCTTCACTACATTTATCTACCCCATGAATTAACTTTGAATCAAAAAAAAGAACCAATCCTTCGTACTCTTGAATTCTTAAAATACCTGGAATCCTTAAGCTAGATGGATTTAAATCAAAATATAAGGGGTTTGATTTACCTGTTTTTATAAAAATAATACTACTTATGTCCTCTGGTTTGTGACAATGTGGTTTTGTATAATGACCTGGCTCATAAAAATTTGCCCACCAGCAGGAGGATCTAAATTGTTTATTTGTAATGTCAGATAAATGTTTAGAAAGTTGATTTTTAATAATATCAAAAAAAAGGTAAGGTGGATTAAAACCAGATGATAAAGCTTTTACATTTTTCAAATCTAGCTTCCAGGAATTTTTTAAACCGTAGATTTCTCTTTTTATAGTATCGTTGAATTTTTCATTTATTTTAAACGATGAAATAAACATTTTGTTTATTAGCATAAAAAAGGGGCGATGTGAACACCGCCCCTTAAATTTTCTAATACTGATTGTTAGTATTAGCTAGTTGGTAATTTACCATTACCAAAGATACATCTAGGGTCTGAGAACCCAAAAGAATATCTTTCTCTAGCTTTAAATCTAACGTTTCCAGTATCGAAGTCACCTTCTATCGCAGTTTTGATTGGCGATCTAACAAAGTGTTTTAACCCGTTAGGTATGTCAGTCAAGATGAAGAATGAATCATTGTCAGTTAAAAAGTTATTAACTCTGTAACCTTGAGGTATCATTCCCATTGAAGCGATAGCATTGATGTCGTTATCTGCAGTTCCTGTTCTTTGAGGAGACTTCATTAATCTCTCAGCTGTAAATTGTAATTCTTTTGGAATTATCATTTTTACACCTTGAGCGGCGATTTTTAAGCCTCTTTCATCAACGAATCCTGCGATGTCAATCAATGATTGTTCTAACGAAGTTTCGTTTAAGTCTGCAGCTGTGCTAAGAACGTTTGAGAAAGTTCCGCCAGTTGCTAATGGGTGTGAAGCATTAATTAATGATACTCCATCTCCACCAGTTACTGTTGTAACTTGCGCTTGGTTCAATACGTTTGCAGATTTAACTTGCTTCGTATTTGACATAGATCTTGCAAGAGCTCTTGTGTATCTTGCAGCTAATCTGTCATATAGGTTATCTTCGATTGCTTCTTCTGTGATAGCGAATGCTAACGCGATTGTATCGTGTGTGTATCTAGCTGTGAAAGTTTCACCTGCTGTATCAAACACAACTCCGGCACCTTCTTGTTTAACTGGTGCTGAAGCAAAACCGCTTAACATTACTTCCTCTTCGAAAGCTCTGTCAGATGTTTCTGATACGTAAATCTCCGCATGTTGATTTTCGTATCTGTTGTATTCCAAACCGAATAATGCATTCAGGCCTGGTTCTAGTTCTTTAACTAGCTGTGCTCGTGATATGGCCATTATGCTATTCCTGTTCTGCTTCTATATTGGTGGTGGTTTATTCTCACCAAGATATTAGCGTTTGATGTTGCTGTGTCAGAATTTTCTGGATCTTGACAAATATCAATTGCTTGTAGAACAAATGATACTGTAGTTCCGGAGTTTGACACATCTAATTGAACTTTTGAAAGTCCTGTTTGCGTTACACCTACTGTATTGTTAACGGCGTAGTTCTTGAAAAGATCTGCTCTTGTAAATGCTTCGTCTGCATCTATTAAGAACACCGCATCTGGGTCATCCACAACAAAAGCTGTTATATCACTTGCATTAATACTACCTGGGTAGAAATTTTTGAAAGTCGGCTTTTGAGTAGTTGGATCTGTATAAAAACAACCGTTAAACACGCCCACAACAGCTGTCGATAAACCTGCTGCGCCACTTGCATCATATCTTTCGATATTTCCAGTACCTTTTGGAATTACCAAGTCACCTTGGAAGATTGCAGTGCCGTAGTTGGCTGCTATCGTGTATCTGTTTTGAGCTCCTACTAATGGTGTACCGTCTAGTTTTCTGTAAGGTCTTAGACCAAACTTTTCACTTACGTTTGCCATGTTTTAGTTCTCCTATTTAACATTTTTGTTTTAAGACCCTGCAGCAATTGCAAAAAAATTATTTCTTGCGACTACCACCAAAGGTCACTCTTGACTGTCTATCAATATTGATAGGCATGTCTGGGTGTTGTTCCTTTAGAAGTTCTCTATCAACGGCTTCCATCCTATCTTGAGTTATCTTATCAAAATAAGCTTGCCTTTGAAGAAGTATTTCTTCAGGTATCCTTGCCAACACAAGGCCCCCAATCCCGATTAACCCCTGATATTTGCCTTCGGTAAAAACTGGATATTTGTTGGAACCATTTTCTTTTTCAACTTGTTCAGCTGAAACGAATTCCCAACCTTCTCTCAATTTTTTAGATACATTAGATGTATCCTCAAACCCTTGAACACTTACTCGTATCCATCTATGGGCATAACCCTTTGGCGCAGGTGGCGCATCCAAACTGGATGGTGGAGTCCAAACTTTTGGAGCTTCTTTGCTCTTTCTAGTTTCTGACTCGCGTGAAGTTTTATTTACTTTTTCCATATTAATTATCCTCCTTCACGTATCTAGCGTATTCCTCTAGTGGCACCCCTAATCTTTTAGCGATAGCTACCTGTGATCTGGTGAGTTTCACAGTTCGGCGTCCTTGTTGTTTTCGGCCGGCTGAAGCAACAGTTTGGACGGGTTTCTTTTGCTCCTTTTTTTGCTCGGCGTCATCAGATGCAAAAGACGCAGGAAAATA